ACAGTTTGCCAGAATATTCAGCAATTTTTCTGTGGAATATGGTCGCAACGAAGAAGGGACTGACCATACCTTGATTCGTGTGCCAGTGCGTTATGGTGACAGCAGTCGACAGACACAAACTGTGTTGCAAGACAATTCGGCCAACACACTCAACTCAACACCGTTGATGACGTTTTACATTACCCGACTTGAATATGATCGTCCAAGAATGCAAGAACCATACTTTGTAAGCACAATTGCTGTGAGACAACGCACCTATGATGCCGACACAGATTCATATGAAACCACACAAGGAAATGCTTTCACAATTGATCGTGTGATGCCAGTACCATACAAGTTGACTATTAACCTAGACATTTGGACTTCAAATACAAATCAAAAAATGCAGTTGCTGGAACAAATTTTAGTGTTGTTTAATCCTGCTTTAGAAATACAAAGTACTGACAACTATATTGATTGGACCAGCCTAACTGTTTGCAATTTGGAAAATGTAGTTTGGTCAAGTAGAACCATTCCAGTTAATGCGGATAATCCCATAGACATTGCCACTTTGACTTTCAGCATACCTATTTGGATTAGCAGTCCAGCCATGGTTAAAAAACTAGGTGTGGTAGAAAGAATTGTTGCACAAGTTTTTGATGCGCAAGGTGATGCATCAAATGCCATACTTGACAATGATTTATTACTGGGAACTCGACAAGTTTTCACACCTTATGGATATCAAGTACTGTTGATTGGCAACAAGCTACAGGCCTTGCGGCAACAACAAGTTGTTGATGAACCAAATTCTAGTCTGGAAGCACCAACAGCACCGCCCAGCAATTTATTGTGGCATAACATAGTAAATTTGTATGGTGTACTGAGACCAGGAATCAGCTATGTAAGCCTTGAGCAGGACGATGGCTCAGAGGTAATAGGCACCGTTGCATTTGATCCCACCGACGACAGATTTTTGTTATTGACCATTGATGCCGACACCGTTCCAGCCAACACCCTAGCGCCCATTGACGCTGTGATTGATCCTTTAAGGAGTGGTCCCGGTACCGGATTGAATCCCGCCACAACAGGGCAAAGATATTTGCTGACTGAATCTACTGGAACATTTGACGACGGCAGTGCCGAAGCTTGGCAAGGAACCAACGGTCAACCCTTGGTTGCCAACACCAACGATATTATAGAATATGATGGGTCTCGCTGGCAAGTGGTGTTTGACAGTAACAGCAGTCCCGATAATCAACAGTATGTGACAAATTTAACCACATCAATTCAATACCAATGGACCGGTACAGTGTGGGTCAAAAGTTACCAAGGTCTTTATCCAGGAGGAAAATGGAATCTGGTATTGTAAACGCAGTGGGTGTTTGGTTTTATTCAGTGTCCACCGGTCGTTATCTTTATCTCATGCGCAATGATGCCAAGCATCCAGGATCATGGGGATTGCCTGGCGGCAGAATTGAAGAGAACGAAACCCTCAAAGATGCCATGTTCAGAGAATGTCATGAAGAATTAGGCTTTGTGCCCGACTTTATGCGACTGGTGCCCATAGAAAAATTTACCACTGTGGATGGTAAATTTGCGTATCATACGTTTTATTGCAGTGTAGAAAACGAATTTACTCCAATTTTAAACAGTGAACACCTGGGCTATGCATGGATCAACAGTGGAACATGGCCAAAACCCATGCATCCAGGACTGTGGTCAACTGTGAATTTTGAAGCTGTTAGATACAAAGTTCAAACCATAGAACATCAACTTCAGACATCACAATAGCTGATAAATTCTCTATGTGTCAGTGTTAAAACGTTGGCCGAATCCAACCAAGATGCTGGCAGGTTGGTTTTCTCTCCAATCAGATAAAACTTTGTGCCGGAGTATGCATCAAACACTGTTTTGATTTCACCTATCCAATTTTGACTTTCAATTGGTGTGTCGTTGCTGTACCCCAACATGAAAATCTCTTTGTGCCCATCAAATGCAGCCAAATAAATTAACTGGCACAGATCTAACAATTTTGTACGGTAAGGAATTATATAAAAAAGTCCAGGCCAGGCCAAGCAATTTTTGTTGGTAGTGTATACAATATTATTTTCGTAATAATTGTTGTCAATTAGTTTTTGAAGATTATCAGTATTGCTTTCAACACAAAAATCTAATCGCATGCTTTGTGCAATTGATCCTATGCCATAGGTTTGTAATTTTTTACTTCCTAGCAGGCCGCCGCGATGTCTTTGCAACATATTATGATCAAACTTTGTAATATCAATTTGACTGCCAATGCAGGCCGCACGGCCACTGATATGATGATTTTCAATGGGATTGACCACCCATTCTCGTTTTTGTTTTTTTGTGCCACCAGCCCATTGTGTTTCTAACACAATAAATTCGCCAGCATAATCCGATCTATATCGGGCCTGCATTAGAACCTACCTACTGCTACTTCAATGATTCCAGTTTCTTGGCTGTTATAGTTTTCTAGAGCTTTACCAATAATGCAACCAGGTTGATATTTGTCAGAATCCAATACTGTAGCCACGCCAGGCCAATCGCTGGACACCAGTCGATCACCTTTGACAATAGTTCCAACAACCTGGCATGGAACTCGACCTGTGAGTGCCACTGGTAGCACATTGTTTCCGGCTTGATCAGCATTCATCAAATAGCTAGGATTGGTTGAAATAATCCCTGCCACTCGTGTGCTGTGAGTTTTAGTGCTCAAGGTTACTTCGTTGGCGCCACCAAATTCAATCACGGTGCCTGGCTCATAATGATTATCGGCTGCATACATCTCTGCCAAGTCGGCGTATTGTGCTGATGTTGCTTTGGCAAACACTGTATTAAAATAGAGCGAGCTTGATCCAATATTACCTACTCCGTTGCCGTTGGTGTTGACAATGTTGCCACAACTGACGTTGCCAGTTGATACTGTCAAACTAGAACCCGTGATAGCCGCACCTGTGATGGCACCAGTTGCTGATATCAACCCTGCGGTACGAATATTACCACCTGTTACGTTGCCCACAGCACTGACCTGTGTACTTACAGTTACTATGCCGGTACCATTAGGGGCCAGTGCAATGTTGGCACTGCCGGCTGAGGTTTGAATATCTAGTTGGGCCGAGTCAATAATAGCGCCCGACAACAACAGATTGCCACCGGTAATGTTGCCAGTTGATACAGTAAGACTTGTGCCTGTTATGGCAGCACCAGTAACAGCACCCGTGGCACTGATCAAACCGGCGGTGAGTATGTTACCACCTGTAATATTTCCACTGACACTGTTAACTCCTGTTACAAACACACCAGTTGTGGCAAATACCGCCACATTGCTAGTACCACCTATAGTGATATTGGCATTGCCACCGGCAACTTCTATGTCTATGTTGGTATTACCGTTTTGTATACGATCACCCAAAATATTGCCGCTGAGTGTGGCGTTTCCTGTTACAGTTAGATTTCCAGTAATTATGGCGCCCGCTGAGGTTACGTTGAGCACATTGGCTGTTCCGCCGGCGCTGGTAGTCACATTACCATTGGCAAATACTCGAACGTTGGATGTGCCAGAACTGATACTGTTGGAGCTTAATGAGCTGATTTGAGCAGAAACATAGGCCACAGTGGCAATATTGCTGCCACCGGCTGTGATAGCATCATGCACCCGTAAGGTTCCGCTGGTGGTGTCCACTGTGATTTCGCCCAGGGCACCAGTAAATGCCGTATTTTGTGCATTGGTTCCGCGTCTGTATTGTACTTGTGAGGCCATTTTAAGTTCCTATATTCTATTTATGTTACTATGGCACGGTCTGTTACTCTGCGCCAATTTGTTCCGTCAGCAAAGGCTGGTACCGGGCCGCCAGTTTCGTTGGTCACATATATCATGGCTCCGGCCACTGCAGCACTGGGCAATGTGCTGACAGTGTAACTGGGCAAAACAAACTGATCTGGATAGATCAAGCCCGATGTGACCAGCGTGCCAAGATCGCTTTCAGCGGTGACTGCGCCAGTCACAAGCCCTAGATCTTCGCTTGCTGTGACTGGCTC